AAGACTTTGATGAACGCGTCGATATACTTCCCGTTTCTGATCCGAACATTTTTTCTATGTCTCAGCGTGTAACGCTGGCACAAACACAAATGCAAATGGCAACATCTAATCCGCAAATGCACAACATGCATGAAGCGTACAGACGTATGTACGAAGCACTGGGTGTAAGAGATATTGATAAAATATTATCACCTCCTCAACAACCACAACCAGAGGATCCCGGAATGGAAAATTCTAAATCATTACAAATGATGAAGCTACAAGCATTTCAAGGACAAAATCACGCAGCACATATTAATGCACACCAAGCATTTATGAGTTCATTTTTAGTAGCAAATAATCCACCAACAATGGGCATATTACAATCACATATTTCGGAACATATATCGATGATGGCGAGAGAAGAAATAACACAAAAAAATGCACAGGCAATGGAAGAACAAGCAGCGCAATTTGGTGGACAAATACCACCAGAACTAATGCAACAGTTTCAAATGCAAAATGAAAATGAAATTGCAGAGCGAATTGTCACAATGACAGAGGAATTAGTAGCAGAGGAACAAGAATATCTTGGACAAAAAGACTCTGATCCACTTATTGACTTAAAACAACAAGAATTAAACCTTCGTGCACAAGAAATTCAACAAAATAAAGACATTGCAGAACAAAAATTAGACTTAGACGTTGAAAAACTTAATTTTGAAGGTGACAAACTTGAACAAAAAGATAAAATGGACAAGGAAAAAATACAAAGCCAAGAAGATCAAGCAGATTTACGAGCAGAAGTAGCCTTACAAGGTCAAAGGAGACAAAATGACAATAGATCCTAGAATAGCAAAGTTATTAAAGAAAAAATATAGAAAAAAACACGGTGTAAAAGTTGGAGATTCAAAAAAAATGATGCAACAACTAACAAAAGGTGCTAAAGTATCAACTTATGCAAAAGACGGAGGTTATATTGCAAAAAAAGGCGGTAAAATTGTTAAAAAAAGAAAAACTACTAAAAAAAAGTAGTCCAAAAGCTATTTTAGATGAAGTATTTGCTTTTGCGGACCAACATCCGCAAGATCCAATGGCGCTTAGCGCGTCATTAATGGTTGTAGCAAAAACAATTTATCTAAATATGTTGGGGCCAGAACAAACGCAAGATATGATTCATGCTTTTGCAGAGGGTTTAGAACATCACGAATATGAAAAGGTGACAATACATTAATGGCTACTTGTAGAAGTTGTGAACATGAATGTCATCATGGTAATGGCGGTAAATGTCATTGTGGTTGCTTAAACTGTGAACATGATATAAAAGAAGCATTAAATAAACTTGATGAAGTTTTGAAACCGACAAAAGAAGTTGAGTTTGAAGCAGATTTTAACTTAACTGAACACTAGGAGGAAAGATGAAACTAGTTAAAGACCTTTGGGGTCATTTAAAAGAGTGGAGCGACTGGGGAATGAAGGACTGGATTAAAGCCGGCATCGTTACCATAGTTGTCTTGTTTGTTGTTTATAAAATGACAGGCGGAGGAGCAGCTTAGACTTATGGTCTGGCAACTACTCGCAAAACCTTTACTTGGCGTCGTTGCAGACGGCGTCAAGGGTTTCGTTAAGACAAAACAGGCGAAAGCAGAGCTAAGAGTAACAGAAGTTAAAGCGGCAACTAAGCTGAAGCAAGACCAAATCGCCGGAAAAGTGGCATGGGAAGCATCAGCGGTAGATCAAATGAAGGGCTCGTGGAAAGATGAGCTAATTTTAATTTGCCTACTGGCGCCCGCGACACTCGTATTTTTTCCCGGAATGACTCATCATATTGAAGCTGGATTTATTGCCTTGCAATCACTTCCGGATTATTATAAGCACTTATTATATATTGCCTGCTCAGCAAGTTTTGGCATTAAGGGCGCGAAAGGAGCAGTAGGTTTATTTAAGAAGAAATAACTTATGGACTCAATAGTATTAGCAGAAAGAATATTTCGTATAATTAGGACTAGACAAACCCAACTAACTGAGATAATAATTAACAATCAAGTAAAAGATTGGAATGATTATCAAAATCATTTAGGTCAACTTGACACATTAAATTACATTGAACAGGAACTCTCGGACCTGCTAAAGAAACAGGAGCAAGATGAATAATACACTAATATTGCCTACACATGTTGCTAAAGCTCGTGTAGCGCAAAAAGAAAAAGAAAAAAAAGAAACAAAGAAAAAACCATTAGAAGAAATGACTTTGCCAAAACCAACTGGTTGGCGAATTGTTGTTCTCCCTTACAAAGCTAAGCAAAAAACAAAAGGTGGAATTATTCTATCAGATAAAACTGTAGAAGAATCTCAAATTGCAACCAACTGCGGACTAGTTATGGAAATTGGACCAGATGCTTATCAAGATAAAGATAAGTTTCCCAATGGACCATGGTGCAAGAAAAAAGATTGGGTTTTATTTGCACGTTACGCTGGTTCTCGCATTAATATTGATGGTGGAGAATTACGTGTACTTAACGATGATGAAATATTAGGAACCATTGAGGATCCGGAAGATATTTTGCACGCATTAACCGTTTAATACGGAGAGGAAATTATGCCCGAAGCACAAGAAACATTAAAAGAAGCAACAACTCCAATGGTTGATTTAGATACAACTGGAAACTCTGTGGATATTGAGTTAGATGATTCTAAAGCTAATACAAAAGAAGTTGAAACGAAAAAAGAAAACCCTGTTGTAGAAGTTAAAGAAGAAAAAAAAGATGAACGTGAAGAATATAGTGATGGTGTCAAAAAACGTATTGACCGATTAACATATAAAATTCGTGAAGCGGAAAGAAGAGAAAAAGAAGCTCTTAGTTTCGCGGAACAAGTAAAAAAAGAACGAGACGATTTACAGACAAAATTTACAAAACTTGATGATGGTTATGTTAATGAATTTTCTGGTCGTGTTAAATCAGAACTAGAGTCAGCAAAAGCAACACTGAAACAGGCTGTTACAGCCGGTGATGTAGACGCACAAGTAGCGGCAAATCAAGCATTAGCAAGATTAGCTATTGAGCAAGAACGTATAAATGCTACAGAAGAGCAAAGAAAATTATATGAAAAATCTCAAGAAAATGCTGGACAGGTAGTTCAACAACCTGTACAAACTAATGTACAACAACCACAACCGGCTCCACCGGACCCAAAAGCGGAAGCATGGGCGGAAAAAAATGAGTGGTTTGGTAAAGATGAAGCGATGACATATGCTTCGTTTGGTATTCACAAGAAACTTGTGGAGGAAGAGGGATACAATCCAACTTCTGATGAATACTACGAAGCAATTGACAAACGACTTCGGACCGAGTTTCCTCATAAGTTTAACGATGGAGGATATGTCCAAGGAAGCAACAAACCCGTCCAAACTGTTGCATCCGCACAAAGGACCACACGATCTGGACGCAAAACAGTGAGACTCACGCCATCTCAAGTAGCGATTGCTAAAAAATTAGGTGTGCCACTTGAAGAATATGCGAAATACGTGAAGGAGTAAGGCATATGAATGATGAATTAAAAGTTACAAGTAAGACTCCACGCGCTGTCCAATCCCGCGAGAAAACGACTCGTAGGAAACCATGGGCACCCCCGTCATCCCTAGATGCACCACCTGCACCCGCTGGGTTCAAACACAGATGGATAAGAGCCGAAACTTTAGGGCAAGAAGATAATAAAAATCTTTCTGCTAGATTAAGAGAAGGCTTCGAACTCGTAAGAGCAGATTCTTATGAAGACGAATATCCAAGTATACAGGATGGAAAATATAAAGGTGTAATAGGAGTTGGTGGTTTATTGCTAGCTAAGATCCCGGAAGAGATCGTACATGAAAGAATCAAATATTTCACGCAACAAGCGAGAGATAAAGAGGAAGCCATGGCAAATGATCTTTTAAAGGAACAACACCCTAGCATGCCAATCTCTAAACCAGATAGGCAAAGTCGTGTAACCTTCGGTGGTAATCGAAAGACCTAATTTTCTAGTTCTTCTCTCCATCGAATTAAAAATTTAACCCTTTAAAAAAAGGAAAATACGATGGCTAACCAAGACGCAGCTTTCGGGTTCAGACCCGTTAGACATCTTAGTGGTGGCGAAATCCGTAATAACACGTACAGAATTACAACTAATTATGACACTGCCCTTTATCAAGGTCAGATGGTATCGCATAAAACTGCAGGTACTATAGAAACAGTAGCAGCTAATGCTATTTTTCTAGGTGTTTTTAATGGTTGTCAGTACACGGACCCTACCACAGGTAAACCAACATGGGCTAAATATTATCCAGCAGACGTAAATGCTTCGGATATTGAGGCTTATGTTTTCGACGATCCCCAAATTATTTTTGAAGGCCAACATGATGGAACAGGAACTGAAGCGATGAATTTCGGTGGTTTTGATTTAGTAGGAGTAAGTGGAAGCACTAAAACTGGTAGATCAACACAAGAAATTGATACTTCTACTCTTGCGACAACAGGCCAATGGAAACAAATTGGGATATCTAAAGATCCATCCAACAGTGATGTAGCTACAGCAAATGTTAACGCATATGTTGTTCCATCACAAGACCTGCATTTCTTCTTACAGAGTGCAACTTTAGCGTAATAGGAGCATATAAATGGCAATATCTAGATCACAATTGGTCAAAGAACTTGAGCCGGGCCTTAACGCTCTGTTTGGTTTGGAATACGACCGATACGAAAATCAGCACGCAGAAATTTTTGATACAGAAACTTCTGATCGTGCATTTGAAGAAGAAGTAATGCTATCCGGTTTCGGTACAGCTTCAGTAAAACCAGAAGGTACAGGCGTTGAATTTGACGATGCTACTGAATCTTTTACTGCTCGCTATACTCACGAAACTATAGCACTTGCTTTTGCAATAACTGAGGAAGCTGTAGAGGATAACCTTTACGACAAAATCAGTTCTCGTTATACTAAAGCACTTGCTCGTTCAATGAGTAACGCTAAACAAGTAAAAGCAGCTAACGTTTTAAATAACGGTTTTAGTAGCTCTTTTACAGGTGGAGACGGCGTAGAATTATTTTCTACTGCTCACCCATCAACTGGCGGAGACATTAAAAACGAACTATCAACTGCTGCAGACCTTAATGAGACATCTCTTGAGCAAGCATTAATTGACATTGCTGGAATTACTGATGATAGAGGCTTAAAAGTCGCTCTCAATGGTATGAAACTAATTATTCCAGTAAATCTTCAATTCACTGCTGAAAGACTTATGAAGTCTAGCCAAAGAGTTGGAACTGCGGATAACGATACAAATGCAGTTGCGAGCATGGGAATGATTCCTCAAGGTTATGTAGTTAATAACTACTTAACTGATACAGATGCATTCTTTATTAAAACTGATGCTCCAAATGGATTAAAACATTTCCAAAGAGCCGCTATTTCCACTAAAATGGAAGGCGATTTTGAAACTGGAAACGTTAAATACAAAGCCAGAGAAAGATACAGCTTCGGCTGGTCTGACTGGAGAGGTATTTTTGGTTCTCCGGGAGCATAATTACTCTTGACTTGTGGGGCTTCGGCCCCACATTTAATAACCTAGTATAAATAGTTGTACAGACTGGCTAGGCAGACGGTATAGAGACTGTATGACGAAAGGTCTATACGACCAAGGAGAAAAACAATGGCTAATACAAGCTTTAGCGGTCCGGTAAGATCAAAAAAAGATTTTAAACTTTACACCGAGACTGCATCTACAGGATTAGATAGCGATAGAACTTTAGGTACAACAGCTAAAGACGCTAGAAGATTCTATTTAGACGAATGGTTTTTACAAAGACCCGGTCTAAATGCAAATATCGACCAAGTATCAACAGTTGAAGTTCAACGTGCGTTGAATAGAAACTGGGAAGCACTTGGAACTAATATGACTACTGCTTTGGCTACATTTGCTACAACTTCCGCAGGAATTTTAGCAACAACAGCAGGAGCAGACCAAGACCAAGCAATTTTAACACCTCATTTAGATACTGCCGCAACAGCGTGGGCAGGATGTTTATGGGGAACTGAAAATGAAGTTCACTGGGAAACATCTATTATGTTACCAGCGATTGATAATCAGAACGTTTGGGCTGGACTAAAATTAACAAACGTACCAGAACTTGCAACTGATGATGATCAAGCATTTTTTAATTTCTTGACTGATGCAGACAACTCTGGTCAATCGTTTACTGATTTTACAAAGTTACACTTTGTTTATAGCGTTGGTGGAACTGATTATATCAGCCAATTACCAATTACTGTAGCAGCGAACACGCCATATCATTTAAAAATGGAAATAGATAGTGACAGAAAAGTTACTATTTTTGTAAATGGTATACAGTATAATGTTACAAGTACTTCTGGTTCTACTGGAGGCACAGCGGTAACAGCGGTACAACCAAGCACAGCAGCTACTAAATCTACAGCATTAACTAATGATGTTGATTTAATTCCTTACAACGGAATTGAAGCAAATGCTGGTGCTGCTGAAGCATTAAACACTCACTACATTTGCATGAGCAGAAACGTATACGAGTAAAATAAATAATTAGTGGGGCTTCGGCCCCACGTTTCTTGATTAAGGAGGGAAACAATGGCAGATACAGTAACAGGACCGACTATCCTACAACAAAACGACAATCGCGTCGTAATCAAAATAGTTAATCAATCAGATGGAACAGGAGCAACAACCGTTTTTGGTGATGTGTCAGCGATGGCCGCTAGACCAGATGGAACTGCTGTAGCACATTTAGCTTTACTTAGGGTTTGGTTTTCATGTCAAGGTGGCGATGGAGGAGACTCTTACGCTCGTTTAGATGAGGAAGATGATGATGGAGATATTCCTATAATCGGTTTAACAGGAACAGGATATTGGGATTTTAGAGAATTTGGTGGAATACCAGCAGACAAATCTAATAACACGAATGAAAGTGATGTTAATTTAGTTGTACCGGGTGCCGCGGACTCTGGTAATATGTACACAGTTATTGCAGAATTCCAAAAAATCTATTAATAATGATTAGGAGGTCTTCGATGCCAAAACAATTAACAGGTCGTCAAAAAA